CCCATGCGTTTTTGGAAATTCAACACAGCACTATGCCCCTCATACTCAAATCGACCATCGCACCTGCTCAAGTCTATTTCGATGATGTACATCTGTCTGCGGATCATTTCTTTAAACACAGTGCCCAACTCCTGTGGTGTCAGACCCCCCGTATACAACAACGGTGAATCAAGTTTTTTCAATGACCCATTTTCTTCGAACGTTACACCATTTACCGACATGAATCGTTTTTGGTAATCGTAGAAAAATGGTCCGTGGTGCACCAAGTGCTCCACTCTGTCATTAGTGATCAATCGAGGGTCTGACTTTTCATCATCGATTGCTGTGGCGGCTTCCACTTTTACGAATGGTTCTGCCGTGAGACATAAGAGTGGCAAACCGTTTCGTCCTAGGACTTTAGTTTCTTCGTAGTACATGCCATTGGCTGTATTTTCGAATGCCGCCCACGTGTCTCGGTACAACTTCTCATTCTTCTTCCCCGTCCACCAAGCTTCTCGCATTTCTGCTCGCGTTTTGGTAGAATTGGGTGCAACGTTTGATAAGAGTTGTACTAAACGCAATCCCCTCACATAAGCATTTGCTCGATTGTATGGAGTGGATCTTGGTTCCAACATTTGCCGTTTCAACATCGCTTTGGTTGCGTTATGTACACAATTTCGCCAGATATTGTTATACCCAAAACTGAATGCGTTGAAATGGAACTTGCAGGGACAAATTTGACTGTACAACCCTTCGTCGCACAACATCTTAAAGGTTCCTTTAGTAATTGTTGGATTGACAACATTTGGATACTTAGCATCATATGCACTTGAACCTTCCGGTATTATGTACATCCGCTCTGATCCGGGGTAGGCAAATCCAGTACAACTGTCCATAATGTATGGTTGCACTTCGTAAGCCAACGTCATCGCCCCTTTGTCTGCAGAATGAAAGTTCAAAACTTTGCCAGGCACCACCCATCTGATGTTCTTCCCTATGAATTCTCCCATCCATTGCTTTGTTTTGTTGTTTCCATTTCTGGCAGTAGACAAAACCATTGATGTTGTTGGGAGCACTTCTTCTCGTGCAACCACAATGGTTCTGACTGTTTCCTCGTAAAATTCGATGTTAGCCCGATTTGGGACCAATCTTGCGGTAGTCAACCTAGATTTGCACATCAACAAATACTTCTGCATGATATTGACTGATGTGATATCAGAACAACATTTTATTTCTTGCCGAAGTAACGAGGCCAACGCTTCCCATTTTTCTCTCTCGCTCAAAGCGGATGGCCCTCCTGGACCAAAAGATGCAGACAACACCACACTTTCGTCTGGTTCTACGTCATCTGGGAATGCAGGTGCAATTACGGGTGGTTCATCTCCTCCCGGTGCTGCTACACCAACGATTTCCGGGGCGGGTCCTGCCACCGCTACCGGAATTATGCTTTCAGTCTTGACGACGTCCGGCAATGATTTGAAATAAGCTTCTGCTGCCTTGTTTAGGAATTTCTTCCTCTTCCGCGCCTCAGCCTTACTTCTGTCACTCTTGGCAGATCTAAGATCTGCTTCGGATGTGATTTCCTCCATTTGTGCTTGCAACACTCCCATCGTGATGTCTGACAACTCTCCTGCTACTTCGAATTCTGGAATAGTCTGTTCCATATCTTCTTCGTCATCGGTGGAGTCATCATAGTCAGCGCTTGCATTCGGAAAGTCGTCATACACCTTCGTCAAATCATTTGTTGCATCAAACATTAACCAGTCACGGTTAAATGCGCTGTCTGATCGCAACGCCTGATTCTCAGGATGGCGATATGCTCCTTTCTTCTTACACTCGCAAGTTGTGTAGAACGGGCACACATGGTATTTAGTTTTCTTCGCGCTACCATTACGCTTTTGCAGATCTCTCAAGGTTTGCCTCGTTGCCACTGCAATCGCCGCTGGAGTGGCGACGAATTTGTGTAGGTGTAATGGTCGAGTTGAGTTCGCCAAATCGCCAACTAGGTCGGGTACCATGATCGATACCAAACCCACTTCCACATACTCCACTTGGTTAAAGAACGCGTCTGGCCCTGCTCGGAATCCCCTAGTCGTGGGGTCCTCGCAAGTGTCGTATTCTGAATCCTCGTAAGTAGTTGGTTGTTGTTTCGATTTTTTGTTCTTTTCTCTATAAACACCATCGAGATCCTCCTCGCGGAGTTTCTGCGATACCATCGTTCCGAAACCCTTTCCATCGGATTCCTTGGGTGCTTTTGGTTTGGCACCTAGTTGTGGTTTCCCCGCCTTGGACGGGACTGAATTAGGCTTGGCCTTGAATGGGGGTTTTCCTTTGGTTTTCTTCATTCGTCAATTCAGCTGTTACAGTTTGTGACTTCTTCAGCCACGATGCTTTCGCTTGAGAGTTTTGGGTGGATCTCACAACCACGTTCCCACCAATAATGAGCTATTGGTAGGTTTGTGACTTCTTCAGCCACGATGCTTTTGTTTCGTGAGTTTTATACGGTTTTCACAACCGTGTAGTTTGTGACCTCTTCGGCCACGATGCTTTCGCTTTGAGAGTTTTTAACGGTTCTCACAACCATGTTCCCGCCAATGTTTTTCCCGTTCTTCTTTTGAGTCGAACGATTGGTAGGAATCGGATCCCTGGCAATGGAATGGGCAGCCGGGATAGGTGCACGGGAAAACTATACGCGCTTGGTTTTCCCTTGGTTCAGATTTTGTGAATGTAAGGTTTAGTTGCTGATCAGCTGTGAGATTCACCCACGTCCATTTTGCTTTGCCTCCCCCCATATTCATTATCTGTTGTTACAGTTTCTAACCTCTTCGGCTAGGATGCATTTCTGCTCGAGTTTTTAGGCACTCGTCACCTTGGTGATTCATTTCTTCCTCACCTGTCTCAATGTCGCCACGTCCTTCCCGAAGGTTTTGGTAGCATCCAACACGGGCTTGGCAGCTTTCGCCACTTTCACCCCCGTTGTCATCACATTGAGCATTCGAGTAATTG